TGTCATCAGCGGTCGCAAGATTCCGAAACCCCAGCCGTCCCTTAGTCAGGGGTACTGCGGGGTGTGTGGGAGGGTAAGACAGGTTACCGGGGATGAACCATGCCTGCTCGGCACTGTGACTCACGCAGATGGGATGCCGCTGTCCTTCTGCGCGCGGTGCTGGAAGTGGTTCAAGATCAAGGAGGGGACACGAGTGAGGAGACTTAATGGCTGAGACGTGGACGCCAGAGGCGTACCTCAAGGTACTGGACGACGACATGGCACAGCTTGACAACGAGTGGCTTGACCTTGTCGCGACTAGGGGACTAGAGGATATGGAGTACAAGACCGGGGAGTTCCTTCGGTACCTCGGCAAGCTGACCGACAACGCGAAGCTGCTGAAAGGACGACTGATTGAAGCCCGTCGATCTAGGACTTAAGGAGTACTCTGAATGGCGAGCGGGACAGGACAAGGCGTTCGAGTACCTGACTGGAAAGCACGCCGACTGGAAGATTTGCGCGCTGCCCACAGGCGTTGGGAAATCTCTGTTGGCCGTATCGTATGCGAAATTCTCGCAACGCCCGACGGTGATCCTGACGTCAACCAAAGCGCTCCAGTCCCAGTACATGAAAGACTTCGAACGGCACGGGTTGGTGCAGATACGGGGCATGAGCAACTATCCCTGCCGCTGGTGGAAGGATGAGGGTAAAGACTACAGTTGCGACCTTGGCCCCTGTCTGGACGATAAGTCGTGTGACTACAAGTCCATCGGGTGTGACTACTTCGATCAGTTGGCACTCGCCCGGCGAAGCCCTGTCTTGGTCACTAACTACGCCTTCTGGTTCACCTCTGCACGGAATCCTAATCGCCCTGTTGGCGATCGCCCGCTGGTCATATGCGATGAAGCGCATGCGGCGATGGAAGAACTCTCACGATTCGTGGGCGTCGAGTTCTCCAACGACGAGGTACGACTGGGGGACAAGCTAACCTGGGGGCTGAGCCACTGGAAGGAGTGGGCGCTCAAGCAGATCACAGTGATCCGCGCTGCGCTCCAACAGGCGAAGACGTTCCACCAGTTGAAGGTGCTCAAGAGCATGGAGCAGAAGGTACTCAAGCTCTCACAGATACCGGACACCGGCTGGTGCATCGACATGTTCGAGGCCAAGTCTGTGAAGTTCCAGCCCATCTGGGCCAGGGACTACGTGACTCAATACCTTCGGCAAGGAGCACAAGAGACTGTGCTGCTGTCCGCAACCATCCGGCCGTATCACATGGACTGGTTCGGAGTATCAGACTTTAGCTTCTTCGAGGTTGAGTCCCCGTTCCCAGTGGAACGACGTCCTATCCACTGGATTCCGACGTTGAGGATGTCTCGCTCCACGGAGGAGGCTGGATTCCCTCGACTCATGAAGCGCATTGATGACCTGATCCGATCACGTCCCGATCGGAAGGGTATCATACACACAGTGTCATTCGGCCGTGCCAAGAAGATCGTAGAGCTTAGCGAGTTCTCTGGACTGATGGACCTTAACACATCAGCCACGACTAGCACAGTGGTCGAGCAGTTCAAGCGGGACAGCCGTCCCCGAATACTGGTCAGCCCGTCTATCGACACGGGGTTCGACTTCCCGTACCGACAGTCTGACTGGCAGATCATCGCAAAGGTTCCGTTCCCCGTGCCCACGGATCCGCTCGTGGCAGCACGGTCGCTGGACGACGACAACTACCATGCCAAGGTGGCGGTAAGCCGTCTCGTTCAGATGACAGGCAGAGTGATGCGGGCAGAGGATGACATGGGCGAGACGTTCATCCTCGATGACAACGTCGGCTATCTGGTGAGTCACTTCAAACCGTACTTCCCTAGATGGTGGCGTGAAGCGTTCAAGCGTACGGGGTTCATACCGCCGGCTCCGGACGTTCTCGCAATCGGGCGGGACCTAGTCCCAGAAAACTAAGGGAGAATCATGAGCAACTTTTTCGATCCGAAGAACTTCGCGGCTGGCGGTTTCCTTGACGGTCAGGTCGCTGACATTACGGAGATTCGCTCCACCAAGTTCGACTACAACGGTACGGTCGAGCCGCCTGCGAACGTCATCGAGATCACGTTCACTCGTGCAGACGGGAAGACGCGCATCGAGAACTACGGCACCGGCAAGGCTGAGCCGACGGATGACGGCAACAACGTCACCGCCGCTCTGAACGGCCAGACCAAGGCCGCTCCGTTCTTCAACGCCTTGCAGGCCACGAAGTTCCCGTTCAAGACGATCGCAACCGAGGGCCTCGCTGCCCTCAAGGGTCACCGCTTCACGTTCAAGAACGTGGGCAAGGGTGGCAAGGACCTGTTCGTCCCGGCCATCTACGTGGGCCTCGCCGAGGGTGATGCTTCGGCCGTGCAGCAGCAGCAGAACGACGTGAAGGATCTGGTGGGGACCTTGATCCTGACCATCGTCAAGTCTGCTGAGGGCGGCATCAAGAAGCAGGATCTGGTGAAGCGCATCGGTGCGAACCTCGCCAACGATCCGATCAAGGCGCAGGCCGTCAGCCTCGCACTGAGCGACACGTTCCTCGCTTCGGTTGCTGGAGTCAACCTCGACAAGGGTGTGCTCACCCTGATCGAGGGCTAAGCGCAAGGATGGGTGGAGGCGTGGAGAGACACGCAGCCAGACAGTGGATTGTTGCTTCGGGCATAACTGCGGGATCGCGGATCTGAAACCCGATTGACATAGCCGGATCGATCCGGCCCACCCGTCCCTCTAAGAGACTACGGGGATGGGGCGAAAAGCCCCTGGCAAAGCCCCCTTTTGTGGGGGTATCCTTGTAATGTAGGTTAGCCGGTTGGCGTGATGCCACGATAAAGCCATACGTTACGTTCAATCGTAGGGCCGGCGGACCGAGGGAAGGCCAGCCCTCTACCCATTGTGGTAGTGGTAGGTGCGCTACGCCTGCCAGGGAAAGGTCTAGTAGCCTCTTTTTGGAGGAGGCCATGAGGACATTGCTGATGGTGGCTGCCCTTATGGCAGCGCCGACATACGACAAGCCGACGCTTACAGTACGGGTGTTCCCGCCGATCCAGTTGGCAGACAATGCCATCGGTGGGGCATACGTCATGATGACAGCCGAGTTGCAAGGACCCGAGACGGAACAGTTCTACTGCCCTAAGGTGACGTGGGAGTTTCCCGATGGGACTACCTCCACGCATGAGCAGGACTGTGCTCCGTTCGAGAACCGACACGAGTGTTACCCTGCGCTGGCAAAGGACTGCGGCGTGAACGGGTTCCGCTTGAACCTGAAGACCGGCGAGTACGAGGACACTGTGAAAGAGTGTGCATGCAACATCACGGGTTATCCTAACCTGTGGCGTCGAAGCATCGCAGCGCCAGCGCACCCCGAGGGGGAGTACTGGGAAGTGTGGGTCAGGCTGGATAAGAACGGTAAGATGCTGGCTCGACGGAACGTGAGGTTCTGGATCAAGTGAAGACCGACAAGCTGGAGTTGTACAACTTCGAGCAGTACGATGCGAGCCTTAAGAAGATGGGTACTGGCCGGCGTAGCGGCCTCCATCTCAGCGCGCTGGTGAAGGCGGCAGTGCAGGCCGACACTGGCAAGAAGCTAGAGAGCATCGAGGGTGAGCAGGACGGCGTGCGCCGCATGATGGGGTTTCTGTGGGAACGGGCGTTGGAGTACGCCTTCACAGAATACATGGAGGCTGAGAGGAAGACTGTTCGGAAGCAAGTGCATGCCGAGTTTGATGGCGTGCTCGGCACACCGGACGGAATTCACTTGAAGGACAACGTCCTAGAGGAATACAAGTGTACATGGCGCAGCATGCGCCGATGGAACGAGGACCCGGAAGAGAACTTCCAGTACTGGTTCATGCAGGTGAAGGGCTACCTACACATGCTGGGCCTGAAGCGCGTGAGGTTCTTCATCTTCTGGGTCAACGGTGACTACACGTACAAGAAGGGTGGTGGCCCGCAGGTTACCACTCAGGAGTTCGAGTTCACCGACGACGAGTTGTCTGATAACTGGGATCTGCTGATCGCACAGCGGACCAAGGTACAGGAGGAAGTGCATGGAGAAGAAGCCGTTCCACATCCTGTCAGTGCAGGGGGAGCCTAAGTCGGGGAAGACCCACTTCTACTCCACCGCGCCGAGCGGGATAGGGGTCCAGTCTCTCGACTTCGGCACGGAGGGGATCATTGAGAAGTTCCCGGATACGTACTTCGACGTGCGAGAGTACAACTTCGCGTACGACTTCACGATCAGCAAGCGTGGGGACGAAGCTACTGACCAAGCGGACCGCATCAAGGCGGACTACTGGCAGCCGTTCAACGAGCACTGCACAGAGTTCTTCGGGGACCCGTCTATTCGGACTGTGGTCTGGGATACGGCTAGCGAAGTCTGGGAAATGCTACGTCTGGCACACTTCGGGAAGCTAGTTCAGAATCCGCAGATGCAGTACGGGGTGGTGAACGCCGAGTTCAAGGCCCTGCTGCGCATGGCGAACACCGCCCGCAAGAACATGATCCTCGTCCACCATGTGGGTAAGGAGTACAAGACTGTCACCGACGAGAGGGGCCAGGAGAAGTCCGTCGAGACGGGCAACTGGAAGCGCCTCGGCAACAACAAGATCGAGACGTTCGTCCACTCCTACATCAAGACCATCTACATCGAGCCCGTCAAGAACTCCAAGGGTGTGATCGCCACGCCCGGCAAGTTCCAGTTCGAGATCCTGCGCAGTCGGTTCAACCCCGACATGAATGGCATGGTCATCGACGCGTGCTCCTTCGTGGACCTGATGTCGCTGCTACACCCACATGCGGATGGTGATGCATGGCTCT